ATATGCGGGGCCACCCATACTTTGTAATAATGGTACTGCGTTTTCTATTTCTGATGAAACTATTCCAGCCTCAATACTACTTTGTCCTCCATCTTCAATATCAAACCTATCTAAAAATACTGCTAAAGTATCTGCGTACAAGTTTTTTAGATGGTTTTCTTTACTGTTTAGGCTTTTAATAACTTCTGAAATTTGCATATTTCCTTCAGTATGAACTAATGATTCATCAAGAACAAGGCTATATTTCAATTCTCTATTTGCTAAAGAATAGTCATTAAACTTTTCATCAAAGTAACAGTATTCCATAATTAGATATTTATTTCCATAAGTTTGATTTGCGGCAGTTTTACCTAAGTATTGGCCAGAGGATAGCCAAATATGATATTGAAGAGTATTAGTTAATGCTGATGTAGCACTATTCACTAATAAACAATAAGGGTGTTCTCCCGAATAAGGTTCATTTCTAATTCTATATCCTTGATAAGAACCAGATGCAGGGTTAGTATAAGCAATATCACTACCCGAACCTCTGGCAGTTAGTAATTGTGTGGAAGTTCTGCCCTTTAATGAATAATAAACCCCTGTCCAACTATTTGCCGAAGAACTATACATAGGGCCAGACCCTATACCTGCCGATGCCAACAAAGAAATTTTAATTCCTCTTAATGAATCAGTACCAATAGGCCCGTAGTCTGCGGCTTTTGCTTGATAGTTTTCTGTTGTCGGAGAACCGGAAGAATTGTCTTGTAAAACCAATTCATAGGCATTTGAAGTATTTACTATTGCATATTGAAAGGGAGATACAATATCTTCTGCCACTTCTTCATGAGTATCAATTATGTGAACGCCGGATAATGTTGTTTTTGAGGCATCTAAAGCAGTAAAGGTAGGAGGCAAAGCAATAGCGGCAGTTCTTTTTTCTGAAGCCAAATTATCAATTAAACTAAAATGATTATCTCCGTCATTGTCCGGCAAATACAAGTCATGGTAAGCATCATCATTATCTTCTGCATATCCATCCATAGTACCTGTTCTTCCCGCTTCATTATTCATAACTGCGCCTTTTAACATATGAATTGCGCCTATTTTTGGCATAGATGAGAAAGTATCTTTTGAACCATGTCCTCTAACATAAAAATCTTCATAGGAATCTGTATCAATACAAAATGCAAACACTTGTTGTCCTGTGGTTAAAGCGCAATCATCATTAACATGAGGGCCGGTTAAACCATACTCTTCGCTAAATTGAATAATTTGAGTCCATGCCGAACCAGCCTGAGATGCCCCCGCCCCATAGCCAATATAATTTCCTTTAGCAGTAAAGAAAAGATAGTTTTTACTTCTATGTAATTTGCTTTTCTCATTTGTTGTTCCGGTAACTTCTGCTGGTGCGGCGTTTAATGCCATTCTATTTGAGCCGCCGGTATTATAACTAATAATAGTTAGATTATTACCACTTGCATCTTGAATTGGAAACAGATTAGCCATTCTATTAATCGTATCTAACTGTAAGGTTTTCTTCTTATTAGGTAAGTTTTCAGCATCCACAGAATTAAAGTGCCAATCTAATGTCATTTCCACTAAACGCAACATACTAAATTTCTTCAAAGAATTAATGGTTGGTGCTGTTGCTATTGTCATTATGGGGTTATTATCATCATTATCAGAAATTGAGGAACCCCCTCCCAAATAAGTAGTATGAGAATTAGATGTATTAGAAGGAGTCCCTTTATTCTTTAACATAATACTAAAGTCCGTTAAATCTCTTGAACCATAGTATAGGCTTGTTTTTCTTAAATCTGATTCTGGTAGTAAATCAGAAGTAGTGAATAAGAAATGTCGAGAGGCTTTAGCATCCATTTGTCTTAGTGTTCTTTCCCATGTTCTTGCTATGTTTGCATTCATAACATGAGGTAAACCGGCAATAGGGTATCTTGCTCGCACTGTCGCAGTATTACCTGTTAAATAATAATCAAAAAAGTTTGTTCCTCTTGATGGTTTATTTCCTCTTCTTTCATAAAATCCTTGCATCTCTCTTATCGTACTAAATGAAGAATCATCTTGGTGTGTTTGAGTAAATGTTGGTGTACTACCTGTATAAGAAGGTCTAAATCTATGTGCCTTGGCATAATAATTAGTTTTGCTAATAACATCGTAATAGCCTCTTGCATTAGAACCTTCATTTACTGTTGATGCACTGCTACCATCTAAGTTTATTTGAGTTAAAGCCCCTATTGGGAATTCATCAATTGCCGAGTAGTTGCCTTCTTCTAAATCAACAAACCTGTAATATGGTGAACCATATCTTTTGATATAATTAGTAGTAATAGTTGCATCTGAAGCATCATGTATGTCAATATTAAATGGTAATAGTCCTTTAGTGTTACTAATATATGGGCTGGCTAATTGAAGTAGTGCCGCAGGTCTATTAATAAAATACATATCAGTAGTGTTCTTTTGAGTTAATTTGTAAATATTATCTCCATTACTTGAAGTTGCTTTTCTATCTAATCTAATTTCATTATAAGAATAATGTGACCCGCCGCTACCCGAACCTGCTTCTGCACGAATAAAATATCCTTGGAATGTAAATACCCCACTATCTTCTGTAAATACAGGGTCACCTCTTTTGAAATGACTATTTATTGCAGCAGAAGTAGTGCGAATTCCTCCCGATATTGATACATGGTAAGCATCCATTGTTGTATCTGTTAATGTCATTAAGTCACTATCATAGGTGTCATTTCTATCAACTCTCCCTAAATATAATCCTATTCTTGGTGCAAGAGTAAGGGTAGTAACATCATCCTCTCCTTTACTATTTAACACTATAAAATCACTTAAACCATTAACTACATCATAACTAAAGTAATTACCGGAAACATCATCTTTTAGTTTTGCTTGAAAGGCTCTGTCGTTTTTAATATTACCAATGGCATCTAAATTATATCCTATTGCTTCAGCATTTGTGTTTTCTGAAGTCCCTGTTAAGAAAAACTCTTTATTTCCTGTTTTAGTATAAACAGGCGGAGTAGCAGGGGTTCTGCTTGATACCGATACACCACTTGTAAAATATATTCCCTTATCTGATGCGCCTTCTAATGAACTAACTGTATTTGAATTTACAGCACTTGCACTAAGAGCCTTTTTGAAAGTATAATGTTTATTAGATGACCCAACAAAAATTTGTTCAGATGCAGAAGCAGTAGCGCAGGAACCAAACTCTATGGTAACATTGGCTTGGTCTGCACCAGAAGAAACAATTCCTATAAAATCACCATTAGCATTGTATAAAGTATCTCCTACATTTAATCCTGCAATTGCGGCATTACAAACAACCGAAGTGGTGTTTAGAACAAGATTAGAAGAGAATGTAACATTTGCGCCTCCACTCGTTTTACCAGCAGATACATTAGATAAAGGTGACATAGAAGAGTGGATTAAATCAGAAGCAAATAAAGTGTTTTTGTTTATAGTAGGATTAATCAATTTAGAGAAATCATTACGGCCAGCAACTTCAACAACAGGCTGACCCATTTCATTATCTTCTATTATTTCTTCCACTTTACCATCAAAAATTTCTAAATCAATAGTGAAATTACCGAAGTTATAATCAATACTTGTTTTAGAATCGGCTTCGGTTCTATAATGGGTTCTTTCTGGTTCTAATCTAAAATACTGATGCGTTTTATCTCCAAAAGAAACCCGTATTTCCTTTTCAGTGTAGTTTTCTCCTGCTAAGGTAACTATGGCATTATTGAATCTTGATTCAGTATAAGAACCTAATGTAACACTACTTATCTTGTAGGTTAAATCGTCTATGTCTAAAGGATGGTCTGTTAATGCACTTAGTCCTGTGTAAGTAACATCAGTATCTAATTCTAAAGTAGTCATTAGTGTTCTTGTTTTAGGCGACCACATTCTTCTGTAAATTTTATCTCCTGCACTAAATGGCGCAGAGCCATAATTTGTAAAGGTGGATTCTGTTTCTAATCTCCAATAAGATTGGCATACAACGGTATGTAATGATGAAGAAGGCGCACTTATGGTGCTAATAAAACCTATGTAATTGCCAATCTTAACTTCTTCATGTTGGCCCCAAAGTGTTCTTGCATCATAATTTGTTTCTGTCTTAAATTTGAGATTTGTGCTACCGCTTGTAATTGAATCTAATGTTAATTTGGTTTCAAACCAGCCTTTTAATTGACCTTCGGAAATTTTTTCTTTTAGAACATATTTATCACTTAGAACATTTTTTGAAGTAAAGGTTCTATTTCCATCAACTATTTTAGATTCGGCAAAACTCGCCCTATCTTTCATTGAAGAGAATACTCTTGAACTATACATATCTATTATTTTATTCAATACTTTAGGAGATTCTTCATAGTGTAAATAGGTATAAGGGCCAACTCTTCCAGCAGTGCCATTAGAGTCATCAGTATCTCTTCGGATATTAGGAAAATTAGTAGTATAATTTGTAAATGAAGTGACTGCGGAAAATTGGTTTCTATCGTCATAATAATAAGAAGCCGAACTTGAAGTTGTTGGATTATCCATTTTTCTTTTATTATCTATTAGTGTGGTAGATAATGTAAATTTACTGTTATCTATTATTTTTAAGTGAGCATCTTGAACAGTAACAAATACTGAAGTTTCATCACTTAGAGTAATTGCTGAATTATCTGTGCTATAATTATAGCATAGTTTATATTTGGTATTATGGTCTAATTCATTCTTTTTGTTTAGTCTATCATTGTAAAAGTACCAAAGTGGTCTTGCAACTATAAAATTAGTTAAGTGTGTGTTATCAGTAGTAGTAACTAATGCACCAGCAGAAATAGCAACTACCGAAGTATCTGTTACTGCTGGCCCTTTGAATACAATAAACTTAGTACCTTTTGGTATTTCACTACCTAATTTGGGAGTAAATTCTAAAGCATCTCCTTCGACATCATCTGTGACTTCAGCAGTAATTTTAGCAAAATGGTGTTGTTTATTGTCATCAGCAAATAAAAGAATAAAATAATCATGCGTTGTTAAATTAATAGAATTATATTGTTGTCCTGTTTGAGTTTCGTTAAAATAGGTCTTTACTCGATAGCCGGGAGTTTTTGCTAAATTTTCACTATAAGAATTATATGCACCTGTTGTTTCTTTAACCATAGTAGTGGCCGTACTCGAATCAATTCTTATTTCTGCACATATGTATTGATTAGCCGCCGGCGCAGTATTAGTAATAGAAGGATTTGTAGGGCAGTCAAAATTAACATTAAAGCCAGCATTATTCCAAGTAGTATTAATCGCAGTGTCTTTGTGAACACCTGTTTTACGAACATATACTGCCATTACATATCCACCTCTTCAAATGTCAAAAACAGCAG